CTGCTCCAATATCACACACAGGCACCTCATGCTCACCAGCAATCAGATACCAATGCTGTAACGTACCGTGATACTCTGGATGTGCCTTGAATGTCTCGGGATACTCTCGCACACCAATATATGACAATTCATTATCTGGAATATTATTGTCACGAAGGAGAGCCTGAAGTTGTAAATGCTTCAGCTCAATTTCAGATGGGACTTTCATTCGCTATTTCCGAATAGAGAATACAGTATAGATTACTCTTCTGGTTCTGTCAAGGGAGTTGGACTAGCATTATCATTTACATATGGAATTGTTCCATCTGGTTTGATAACATATGCTTTGATTCGATGGTCTAAATCTGGTAAATTTTCTGGTCTTGGAAACCAATCAAAGCAACAATCAACTGCTTGCCTTTCTGTATCAAACACATAAAACAAATCTTTTGCTTCAAAAACAGCATCAATTTCTGCTTCAGGAATAATCCAATTAGATTCGTCTTCATCAATTGGACTCTTGTAATATTCATAAATTTCTGCTTTTTTTTCATCACTGAGGGTATGATAATGATGATTATCAATCACTAATATCGATTTATTTTCACTTGCCGCTAAGCGAACACAAATTTCAGAAATTGTGTGCGGATTTAAAGAAATCAATGCCATCAATTTAATCCTCCGCTCACGATACTGTCAAGTATAGAATCAAGAGTAATAGACTCACGTTGTCTATTTGACTTTATGACTGGTATATCATCAATTGATTCTATAGAAATAGCAATTGTAAGATAGGCTAAAATTCTGTCGGAAAATCTTATAAAAGCACTCTGACCTATATGATAGTAATGTTCTACTAAATCTTTCAAATACTCATCTTCTGTATTTCCTTCCTCAACCATTTTTTGATATTTTGTTGGGGTAATTGGAAATACTACATCTGACGGAGTAACGCCTTCTTGATCTTGAGGAATGTCTCTAAGTTTTTGTCTATAAGTAATCCACATTTTTTGTTGTTTTTCTGAAAGTGGACTGTCTTTAGAAGTTGTCCAATCACTATCCATAAGAAGAAATTTACGGATCATCAAAAGTTTATTCCAATTGATAATATTATCTTTTTGATAAATTCTACGTAAAGCATTATCTAAATTATAATCTTCTATGTCCCTATATTCAGTATATTTTTCTTGTAACTTTTCAAAAAGTTCTGTTATTTCAACTTTTGGAAAAGCAGAAAGGTCAAACTCATAAGAAACCCAATTATATTTACCCGTTTTTTGATTTCTTTGATATTTGTTTTTTGCCATGAAGGCAGTATCATCTTTATAGTAAACAAAAGTTTCCAATTTATCCTTATCAGAATCCCAAAGAGGATACAAAATAGGAACAATATTTTTGATCCAAAAATCATCGTTAATAATTTTTGTCACTCCGTTTTTTTGAATTGTTCTGTTTACCGCATTCACATATAATGCTACAGAATCAGTAGAAGCATATTCTGTCATTGAACTTTGTGTGCCCATCCAGTCAAAATATATTTATCAGTTGTAAAAACAGTATTTCCTTTGTGTACATGAGTTAGTCCAGCAGGAAATACACAAACCATTCCTTGCTCTGGTTTAATTCTTCTCCTTTGATATAAAAATTCAGTTTCTGCTTCACCGTCTGGCATATCATTCAAATAAATTGTCCACACTAATTCTCGATTACTAGTGTGATAAGAAGCATTTTCGTAATGCCACTCATGATAACCACCCCCAGGTGGTGTTTTTTGAGCTTTTATTGCATATGACATTAATTTAACGCCAATCAATTGACTATACTCATGACAATAATCGGTCAAACAACATTTAAGATAATCATTAATTTTGTTAGAGGAATCGACATCATAATCATTTAAAATAATTTGAAAATCATTTCTTCCCATTTTTTTTGATGGGAATTGCTCTTTACCTACATCACATGTTTGAGCAGAACTACTAAGTATGTTATCAATTTTTTCTACTATATGTTCGCAAATTTGCTTGGGAATAAATTTTTTCCACAAAGCAATAAAATCATCAAATTCTCCAACCATTTGTTCGATTGGAAAAATATATTCATTAGACATAATTTAAATCGCCTTTATCAAGTATTTTACTCTATGGTATCTAGTAATCAACGGAATGTCATTTTCTGGAACAACTAAAGCAGTTGTTGAAATTGGTGTTGATGAACTCATTTCAAATTTGCCATCAGTGGTAACAATTCCAGAAAGTGCAGCAGTTACATTTCTAGTAACAGAATCAATATTGGCTAAGGTTGATCCAGTTCCTGGTGTAAAAACTAATTCGTTTCTAGTTTCGTAGAAGAATGTAATTGCAGAAATTCCATAATTATCTTCAGTTGTTGTAGCATTATCATCTTGATTTGGTGGTCTAGTTTGACGAATTATTAATTCTTTGCCTGTTCCACGAACACTGGAACCAGTCTCCAAGTTAATATTTTTTTCTTGCCAAGATCCACTACCATCAGTTGAGGATATAATTGTATTCAAAAGATTTACAGTAGAACTATCAAAATTTTTCCAATATAATATCAAATCTTCTTCTGGCGAAGCACCGCCATTAAAATTTGTTCCTTTAATGACTGTAAATCTTATTCTTATGACTCTAGATAAATCTAGAGGTCCCATAACATAATCCCTCTCTCCAGGTCCGCCAGTAAATGGTAGATATCTTGTTGATAATCCTCCATAAGTTGGTGCTCCAGCAGCAGCAATCATTGAAAACTTATTTGTAGCATTTGTTCCAAGACCAGGACTTACAGGAATCATTCCATTAAACGAAGAAGATTTCCATGCTGCATCATTTCTTGGACCTCCAGTAGGAGTACCAGTTGGAGTACAATCATAAAATCTAGCAAATGGAACAGAGGGTAGTCCCTGTTCTGTTCCGCCACCTTGTGTTCCAATGTATCTAACTTCTAAAAATCCATCATTTCCACTAGTAGATGGGGCGCCACCATTACTTCCTGCAGATTGAAGACCAGCTGTTATTGCAATATTTCTACCACCGAGAATCGAAAAGTTCAAAGATGCTCCTTGACCACCGCCGCCGCCGCATGGAGTGTAATTTAATACCTGTCTATTTACTGTAATTTCAACAAATCCTCCTTGCCCTGCACCTCTACCGCCGCCTCCGCCACCAGTAGCAGTACAATAATCGGTGCGATAAGCTGAATTTCCTCTATTGCCTCCAGTTCCTCCACCATTTCCATTATGTCCAACTCCAGCTTGACCGCCAGTTCCACCACCGCCGCCACCTTGTGGTCCGACTCCAGCACCTCCACCACCACCACCGCCTGCAGTACAACCACCTTGTGTTCCAGTAGATCCATTTACAAAATCTAGAGCAGAACCTACTGCAACTAAATTAGTAGCTGCTTGTCCTGCACCACCACCAGCATAGCACCCATCAGTTGTTCCACCACCATTATATCCACCGCCGCTGCCGCCGCCGCCGCCGCCACCGCCTGCACCTATAATTAGGTTGGCTTGATTATAATAAACACCAGTAGCGCCGCCGCCAGCACCAGCAGTTGCACCATTTCCCCAAGCACCTGTACCACCATTACCGCCTCTGCCGCCGCCGCCACCGCCTGATGATGGACCAGATTCATAACCAGTACCTTGTATATTTCCATCCCTATTATTAAATCCTGTTCCTCCAGGTTGACCAATAACAAAACTTAGACTAGATGGTATGAGAGTAAGAGTGGCAGTAACCAGTCCTCCATCATTACCACCACCGCCAATAGCTGCTGTTCCTTGGCATCCAGAATTAGCATTTGGATTTCCATTTCCACCACCACCGCCTTGAACTTTTACAATAACAGTAGTTGACACAGTTCCTGGTGGTGCTGCTGGAATATTCCAAACACCATCAGATGTATACATTTGTGGAGCTCCACCAACATCCACAGTAAATGATGAAGAACGACCAATTCCACCTGTTCCAGAAACAGTTGCAACGCCGCCGCCAGCAGCACTTGCACTATCACTTCCTGTACTACTACCATTTTGTCCAGGTAATCCATTAGTTCCAGCAAACTCAATAACATCTGCACCTAAATTAATTAGAGCAGTAGGAACTAAAAACGTTCCACCATTACCTCTAGTTCCTCCAGAGTTACCAGACCTACCACCACTTCCACCATAAGCATAAATTGTATATTCGGTTCCATCAATATTGAATGTTGCAAAAGCAGATCCTCCAGTTCCACCATCAGCATTACCACTACCACCGCCACCTCCAGGAGCAATCATATTAATTTCAATACGTCTCAATACTCCATTTGTGGGACTAACTGGATTAGTGTTTATTGTTCCAGGAGTATTACGATTTGTAGAACTAAAAATTACTCCTGTTCCTGGAATTTCAAATGTTTGTTCTTTTCCGCCAATTACAGTAGCAGCATCAACAACGTAACAAATAGGAGCTGGTGTTACTGGTTGTTCAGTAAATGTGCCATTTGCTAATCTTACTATAATAGTTCCAGTTGCTGGAGAAGAAGTTGGTGCTGTAGCTGGAGTATATCTAAATGATGATGCTAATAATCCAGAAGATAATACCATGAAGCTTCCATTATATTGTGCTTGAGTTGCTCCAGAAACAGTTACATAGTTATTAGCAGAAAATCCATGAGGACTGGCAGTTGTAACAATACAAACATTATTAGGAGCATCATATGTAATTGTTGTAACTGTAATTGCTGGAGAAGATGTTACTCTATATGCTCCACTAGTATCTTTCTCTCCAATACCATCTGTATTACCAATAGTTGCAAGTTTTGGATCATTCAACGCAAACCCAGATAATCCATGAGAATGTCCATATGGAATACCCCCAGTATTTGATGGTTCAAATGGAATAATATTAGCTCTAGATCTACTATAAGCTACAGCGTATTGATCGGTAGGATTTCCAGAAAATTCAACAGTAAATGATTCGTTTGGTTCACTAGACAGAATATTGTGAAAATGTTCTACTGGTCTAGCAAAAATATAGTCATCAAGAGGTCCAAATGTAAATTGAGCATTTCCTGTCAAAAAACTAGTTATATCAGAAGTAATTGTTGAGTATCCTCTGGTTTTTACGTTTCCAACTGTGAAAAATACTCCTCCATCAAGAAGACTATTTTTACTAATAAACCACTTACCACCAGTTTGACCAACAGTATTAATTAGGGCATTTTCAACTGTTGGTGATCCCAATCCGTCCACAGATCCATATCCAACTATAACACGGTCTCTATAATCTGGTAATTTAAAAGTTCCGATATTATATGGATAATCTATAAGTGTAAAAGCTTTTGCAAATATTATTGTAGGATGTGTTATACCTGCTGTGGTAAAATCTATTGTAGAGGCTGTTTGATTTAAAGTTGCTGGATTGATTGTTGATGGAAATTCTACTTCATATGGATAAGCTGATCCATCTGTAGGCACAAATGCAGTAACATTTTCTGTTGGTAATTTTAAAGTATAAAATTGATTAAGTGTAAATACACTGGATGGGAAAGATCCAAGTGCTGTCATCCTAAATGATGTTCCCACTGGATATGGAAATTTTGTAAGAGAGTTTACCGTAGGATCAGCATATAAATTTAAAAATAATTTATTATTTACCCAGTAACTTCTTCTTACTCCACCAGGATTTGATGTTTGTGTTCTTGTTACTGAAGCACTTCCACCATATGTATTTCTTACACAAGAATATAATTGAGGATAATCTCTAATATTAAGTGTTCTTCCATCGCAGTATAGATAATTTTTATAAGAGTATTCTGGAGATCGAACACCATTATTAGAATTTACATCTACTAAAGACGTGACAATAGATCCAACAGGAGCATGGTGTCCCTTGGCATCACTCATGTAATTAGATAGTTTATTTCTATATGAGACAGTCATTTAATATTTGATTAGAAATTCTTGAACGATATAAGGTTGGATAAACTGATCTGCTTTATTTTCTGTATTTACAATTACAGAAATTGTTGAGACTAATGGAGCAGCAGGTATAAATGTTGGTCTAGTATTTACAACATATGTATGTGGTTGAGCAACAAAGTTTATAAAATGACGATGTGATCCATTATTACCAAAAGCAGTTGTTTGATTAGTTGTGTTGTTTACAGCAGCATATGTATCTCTATCACTATCAATATTTGCATCAAATGGAACATTTAGAAAATCATAATTTGGAGTTAGATTAACAGTTCCTGGTATATTCTGACCATTAAATCCGCCAATATTACATCCAGTTATTGAAATTGAGGTGCATCTTTGAGAGAACGGTCCAGAGTAAGTAATCTGTCCACAAGTATTGACATTACGGGTGCTGGCTGCGTTCTGACAACCTCCCATCTCCCCACTAAACATTGGGAAAGCACATGTGTATCCTTGAGGAATCAAGCATTCATATGATGATAAAAAACTACAACCAGTAAAACAACCACCCCAAACAACGTTTTCACAAAATCCATTCGACTGATACTGTATTAATCCTTTTGAACCAACATGAAATTTTGTTGCTTGATATAAACATAATTGTTGCTCAGTGGCATTTGCCCAATTTACTACACATAGTGTAGATCTAGTTGTATAAGAATTTCTTCCAAATGGTGAAAATTCATTTCCAGATGGAGAA